GGTAATCCTGCGGCTCGATATTTTTCTAGCGGGAGGGCGGAGACCCTCTAAAACCCAGTCATAGCAAGCACTTTGGCCCCCTCCCCCAAATCTTTTAAGGGGCCGGACTAAAATTTAAGTTAGTTCAGTGGCCTCTTAAGGATTGGCACTTGTTCGGAAGGGTGAGTTTGCGAAGGCGAAGGGCGTGACACCGGCGGCGGTGACGTTCGCGATTCGGTCTGGCCGGTTGAGCGGTGCGGTGGTGACCGAGAACGGGCGGGAGATGATCGACCTTGATCTTGGCCTGGAGCTGTGGGACCGGAACACCGCGCGCAACAACAACGCGAAGGTGGGTGCTGCTGGTGGCCCCCCCGCTGGCCCTGCTCAGCGGCGGCAGACACCACCGGTAGCGGTTGCGGCGCCGGCGGCAGCACCACCGATGGATCAACTGCGGGCGTATATCGATGCGCTGCCTGAGGATGCGATCCCGGATCTGAACGAAAGCCGGGCGAGGCGTGAGCACTACCAGGCGGAGAAGGCGAAGCTGGAGGCGCTGCAGGGGAGGGGCGAGCTGGTGCCGGTGGCGGAGGTGCGTGCGGAGGCGTTCAACCTGGCGCGATCAATCCGGGAGAGCATGATGGCGATACCGGCGCGGCTGGCGCCGATGCTGGCTGGCACGGCTGATACCAGGCAGTGCCACCACCTGCTTGAGCAGGAGCTGAGGATTGCGCTGCGGGTGCTGAGCGATGGCTGATCCGGCGCTGGTGTATCGGGAGGCATGGCGCGAGGGCCTGCGGCCGGCGGACCCTATGGGCGTTGATGAATGGGCGGATCGTTACCGGATGCTGAGCAGCAAGGGCAGCAGCGAGCCGGGCCCGTGGCGGACGGATCGGACGCCGTACCTGCGCGAGCCGATGCAATGCCTCAGCCCGTCGAGCCCATGGCGGCGGGTGGTGCTCATGTTCGGCTCACAGCTGGGGAAAACGGAGGTGGTGCTCAACTGGCTGGGGGCGATCATCCATCTATGGCCGGCGCCGACGTTGCTGGTGCAACCGACGTTGGATATGGCGAAGCGGCTGAACCGCCAGCGGCTGGATCCGCTGCTGAAGGAGACCCCGGTACTGAGCGAGCTGATCGCGCCATCACGGAGCAGGGACTCGGGCAACACGATGTTTCTGAAGGAGTTCCGCGGCGGCCTGTTCGTGCTCACCGGTGCGAACAGCGGCAGCGGTCTGCAGTCCATGCCGGCGGCCTACCTGGCGGCGGATGAGGTGAGCAGCTACCCGCTCGAGGCGGATGACAAGGGCGACCCGCTGGAGAATGCCGAGGCCCGGACGTCAACGTTCCCGATGGGTAAGGTGCTGATCACCAGCACGCCCGGCACTCGGGGCATGTGCCGGATTACGGCAGAGTTCGAGACCAGAAGCGACCGGCGACAGCTGGCAATGCTGATGCCGTGCTGCGGCTCGCTGGAGGTGCTGCGGTGGCGTGAGCACATGCGATGGGACCGGCCGGATGGTGAGGTGTGGTGCCAGTGTCCGGCGTGCGGCGAACGTGTGGGGCAGTGGCACAAGACATCGATGTTGGCGGGTGCGGTGTGGGGTGCAACGGCGCCGGGCGATGGGATGACGGCTGGGTTCCACCTGCCGGGGTGGTATGCGCCGGCGGGGTGGAAGAGCTGGGAGGAGATCCGGGATGAGTTCCTGCGGGCGAAGGCCGACCCGCTGCTGCTCAAGGGCTGGGTCAACAAGAGGGCAGCGGAGGCCTGGGAGGATGAAGCGGTGGCGGCGATCAATGCCGATGGCCTGATGGCGAGGGCCGCGGCCGACCCGTACCCGACTGGCCAGTGCCCTGATGGCGTGCTGGTGCTGCTGATGGCGGTGGACGTGCAGGACACCTGGCTAGAGGTGAGCGTGTGGGGCATCGGCCGAGGGGAGGAGATGTGGCTGGTGTGGCATCAGAAGGTGGAGGGCAGCCCGGCGGATGGCGAGGTGTGGGAGCAGGTGGATTCGATCCGCCGGACGGAGTGGCCGCGGGCGGGTGGTGGCGTGATGACGGTGCGGCATTGCGGGGTGGACACGGGCGGCCACTTCACGCAGGAGGCGTACGAGTTCTGCCGGCAGCGGGTGCGTGAGGGCGTGGTCGCATTGAAGGGCAGCAGCACGAAGGCGGCACCAGCCTTGGGCAAGGGCAGCAAGCAGGATGTCAACTGGAAGGGCCGGGTGATCAAGGGCGGCGTCACGCTCTACATGGTCGGCGGCGACACCTTGAAACGGACGATCTACGCGAGGCTGCGAAAGGAGGGCACGGGCCCCGGCGCCGTGCACTTCGGCCAGAACGCAACAGAGGAGTACCTGCAGGGCCTGACGTGTGAACGGCTGGTGCCGAAGACGGTGAAGGGATTCCAGGTGCTGTCGTGGCAGAAGCCAGCGGGCGCACGCAATGAACCGCTCGACCTTGCGGTCTACTGCCTAGCGGTGCTGGAGCTGGTGAAACGGCGCTACAACCGGGCGACGATGTGGGATCAGCTGGCGGCAGCGGTTGCGACTGAGAAGGCACCACCGGCCGCGGCTGCTGGTGGTGGCGCACGGCGGCGGCGGCCGGCGAGGACTGGCCCGAGTTTCGTCTCCGGCTGGTAGATTCTCTCTGTGGTGTGTCATGAGCCCCCCGGTTGTGCCTGCGGCCGGGGGGTTTCTTGTGCCCTATGCTGTGCATGGAGGTGATCCCCGTGCCGGTTCCCGCTGAGATCAAGGCTGGCGATACCGTGCAGTGGATCGAACCGTCACAGGTTGATCTGTTGGGTGCTGCTGCGACATCGGCCACCTGGACATTCACGACTTACCTTCGAACCAACACGGCCAGCGAGGGCGCGACGGTTGCCGGCACCGCACGATCAGACGGCGGATGGGACATGGCGATCAGTGCCACCACCACCGAGGCATTCAACGCGGGCGATTGGTTCTGGCAATCGGTGATCAGCAGCGGCGCGACGAAGATCACCGTCGGGAGTGGGATGCTGCTGGTGCAGCCATCCCTGATCTACGCGGGTTCGCCGGGTGCATTCAATGGCCAGAGCCAGGCTGAGCAGGATCTGGCGGCAGTGCAGGCGGCGATCCGGTCGATCATCTCGGGTGGCGCAAAGCAGTACACGATCGGATCCCGGAGCTTCACAAAGATCGACCTCGCCCAGCTGATGGAACGCGAGGCGCAGCTGAAGGCGATTGTTGCGCGCGAGCGTGCGGCCGAGAAGGTTGCCCAGGGCCTGGGCAATCCCGGCAATCTGTTCGTGAGGTTCAGCTGATGGCGAAGCGGAAGCGGTCGAAGCCGGCACCGCCCACGGTGGCACCAGGCGCCCGCCGCGGCCGGCGGGCCTACGAGGGCGCGCTGATGTCGCGGCTGACCTCGGACTGGGTGACCAGCGGGACCAGCGCCGACGCTGAGATTGACGGCAGCCTGGTGCGGCTGCGGAACCGCGCGCGCCAGCTGGTGCGGGACAACCCCTACGCACGCCAGGCGCTGCGGGCGATCGGCGCGAACGTGGTTGGCCGGGGCATTCGGATGCAGGGCCGGGTGATGATGCAGCGCGGCAGCGGCCGGCTGGATCAACGGATCAACAGCATGATCGAAGGCGAGTGGATCCGCTGGTGCCGGCCGACGACGTGCCACGCTGCGGGCCGGCTGTCGTTCGCAGAGATCTGCCGGTTGGCGATTCAGGCGATGGCCGAATCGGGTGAGGTGTTTATCAGGATTGTGCCGGAGGCATTCGGCGGCGGCAGGGTGCCCCTCGGGCTGGAGATCATCGAGAGCGATTATTGCGACGAGGGAAAGAGCCTGGGCCCCCTGCCTGATGGAAGCGAGTGGCGGATGGGCGTGAAGGTCAACCGCTGGGGCCGGCCAGTGTCCTATGCGTTCCGCACCCGCCATCCTGGCGACATGGTGAACGGGGTGGGATATCAGACGCAGGAGGTGCCGGCATCGGAGATCATCCACCTGTATGTGACCGAACGGCCGGGGCAGACCCGCGGTGTGCCGTGGTTCAGCTCAGCGGTGAAGCGGCTGCACCACCTGGCGGGGTACGAAGAGGCGGAGGTTGTGCGGGCGCGGGCGAGCTCCAGCCTGATGGGATTCATCACCAGCCCTGAGGGCGAGCTCCACGCTGATGAGGTGTTCGACGATGAGCGGGTGAGCAACTTCGAGCCGGGCGTGTTCAAGTACCTGGCGCCGGGCGAATCGGTGAACGTGCCGCAGCTCGACGCACCGGATGGGCAGTTTGAGCCCTTCATGCGTGGCATGTTGCGGGCGGTTGCGGCGGCGATCGGCTGCAGCTACGAAACGATCTCGCGGGACTTCAGCCAGAGCAACTACAGCAGCAGCCGGCTCAGCCTGCTGGAGGATCGGGAGACATGGAAGACGCTGCAGGACTATCTGATTGATCACCTGCTCCGGCCGGTGTTCGAACGGTGGATGGCGGCAGCGGTCGGCAGCGGCGCCATGCCCCTACCTGGTTACGACGTCATGCCGGAGCGGTACGAGGCGGCGAAGTGGTTCCCGCGCGGGTGGGAATGGGTCGATCCTGCCAAGGAGGTGTCTGCCTACAAGGAGGCTGTGAGGTGCGGATTCAAGACTCAGGCGGACGTCGTGGCCGCCGGTGGCGGAGACCTTGAGGATCTGCTGGTGGCGCTGGCGGCTGAGCGTGAGCGTGCGCAGGAGCTGGGCCTCACGCTCGATATCGACCCTGGCAAGGTGAGCGGCGCCGGACTGACCCAGGCGCGGCCACCGGGGAGCATCATCCCCCAGGATCCCTACAGCCCTGATGACACGGCGGCTGAGTCTGGCGACAGCACGGGTGAGGTGGAGGACACCCCCGAGGATCTGGCCGAGGATCTGGCGGAAGGCGACGACATTGAGGACGACACCTGATGGCCAACGTCAACGGGACTGCCATCGACCTGATGCCGACCGATGGGATGCGCACCGAGGCCGAGCGCTACCGCGCGTGGAAGGTTGACGGCGAACCCGGCGGAACCGAGGTGGCCGCAACCCGCGCCAGCCAGATCCTGAGCGGCGACGAATTGAGCCCAGACACCGTGATCACCATGGCGGCATGGTTCGCCAGGCATGAGGTGGACAAGGCCGGCGATGGCTTCAGCCCGGGTGAGGATGGCTACCCCAGCCCAGGCCGCGTGGCATGGGCAGCCTGGGGTGGTGACCCCGGCCAGACCTGGGCCGATGCGAAGGCGGCACGGATCAAGGCCGCGCGGGATGATCGTGGGTTGAAGTCTGAAGCTACAGCTACAGTGGAGACACAACCTGTGCACGGATTGATGGAACTGCGCGAGCTGAACAGCAAACCGCTGAGGCGCGTCGCCAGTTTCGACTATGCGACCGCCGCCCGTGGCATGAAGCCCGACGACGACGATCGGCGGACGCTTGAGTTTTCGTTCAGTTCTGAGGCGCCGGTTGATCGGTGGTTCGGCCCTGAAGTGCTCAGCCATGCCGAGGGTGCGCTCGACATGAGCCGTCTGAACGATGGCGCGCCGCTCCTTTGGAATCACGACCCTGATCGTGTGCTGGGAGTGGTCGAACGTGCATGGCTGGACGATGGCCGCGGCATGGTCGCGGTGCGGTTCAGCCGGAGTGCATTCGCTGAGGAGAAGTACGGGGAAATCCGTGACGGCATCCTGCGGAATGTGTCGGTCGGCTATTCCATCGCCGATGCACAGCCGATGCGCGCGAACGGCCAGGACGGCATCCTGGCCACCTCATGGCAAGCCCATGAGGTGTCCATCGTGAGCGTGCCGGCTGACCAATCGGTCGGGATCGGGCGCAGCCTCGACGACGACCAGGCGGCCCCGGCCGCACCCAACCCCCTACCCCCCCAACCAATGGAACCCCAACTCGACATCGAGGCGGTGCGGGCTCAGGCTGCGGCCGATGAGCGTACCCGCGTCGCCGGCATCACCAGCCTTTGCCGTGAGCACGGCGCCGACGATCTGGCTCAGGGCCTGATCGAACGCGGCGCCACTGAAACCGAGGCCATGCGCGATGTGCTCGCCGCCATCGGCCAGCGCGCGAAGCAACCTGCTCAGCCTGCGGCCCCCGCCGCCCGGCCGATCGCTTCCGGCGGTTCGGCTGACATCGGCCTGTCCGACAAGGAGGTGCGCCAGTTCAGCTTCCTGAAGGCCATCCGTGCCCAGCTGATGCCCGGCGACCGTGCCGCCCAGGATGCCGCGGCCTTCGAGCGCGAGTGCTCGGCTGCTGTGGAGCAGCGGACCGGCCAGCAGGCCCGCGGCATGTGGGTGCCCCATGACGTGCTGCGCCGTGATCTGCAGGTCAGCTCCGCATCTGCCGCCGGTGATCTGGTGTTCACCGACGCCAGGCCCGGCAGCTTCATCGAGCAGCTGCGGAACCGGCTCGCGCTGACCACGCTTGGCATGACCACGCTCACCGGCCTGCAGGGCCCGGTGGCGATCCCCCGCAAGACCGGCTCCAGTACCGCCTACTGGCTGGCTGAGGGCGGCGCCCCCACCGCCTCGAACCCGACCGTCGATCAGGTCACGATGACCCCCCGCACCTGCGGGGCCTACGTCGACTTCACCCGGCGTCTGATGCTCCAGTCTTCGCTGGACGTTGAGACCATGGTGCGGGCCGACCTGGTGGAGACCCTGGCGCTTGAGATTGACCGAGTGGGCCTGTACGGCCTGGGTGCCAGCGGCGAACCGCAGGGCCTGAAGTTCACCACGGGGATCAACACCGAGGACTTCAACGCCGACAGCCCGACCTACGTCGAGCTGGTTTCGATGGAGACAAAGGTCAATGCTGACAACGCCGACATCGGCGCCATGCAGTACCTGACCAACTCCACCCGGTTCGGTGCATTCAAGACCACGAGCAAGGTCGGGTCTGAAGCCCAGTTCGTGCTGGAGCCCGGCGGCACCGTGAACGGCTACCCGGTGGTGCGCTCCAACCAGGTCGCCAGCGGTGATGTGTTCTTCGGTGTGTGGAACCAGCTGCTGCTGGGCCTGTGGTCTGGCATCGACCTCACCGTCGACACCGCAGCCCTGGCCACCTCCGGCGGCGTGCGGGTGATCGCCCTGCAGGATCTGGACTTCGCCGTCCGGCATCCTGAGGCCTTCTGCCGCGGCAACAACACCCTCTGATCATGTTCATTCGGATCCTGCGCCAGACTTCAATCAGCGGCCGACCCGCCCGGGTCGGTGATCTGATTGATGTGTCCGATTCCGATGCCCGGCTGCTGCTGGGCATGGGCAAGGCGGAGATGGCGCCGGATCCGGTCACATCAACCCCTGAGGCCGAGGAACGGCCTCGCCCCCGCAAACCCCGCACCCGGACCCATGGCAGTACATGAGCTCACGCTGGACAAGCTCCAGCACTTCACCCTCCTCGCCACGACCACGATCACCGGCACCGGCAACCAAACCGGCGTTGACATCAAGGACTATGAAGGCGACGTCCAGATCATCCTCGCCGGCACCGCTGCCGGTTCCGGCCATGACCTGACCTTCCGCATTGAAGAGTCGAGCGACAACTCGACCTATACCGCAGCCACTGGTGGCGGCTTCACTGCCATCGCCAACGCTGCGTCAAAGGAGGTGATCACCCTGAACAGCAATGACCTAAAGCGGTACATCCGCTTGAGCTGCACTGCTGAGACGGGCACTGCATCCAGCAACGTCACTTGTTTTGGCTACGGCCTGAAGAAGTACGGCTGAGGCTGACCGATGGCATTCGTCGAGGATCCAACCAGCTTCCTGAATGACTTCGGGGTCACCGTGACTGCGAATGGAATCACGGGACTGGGGATCCTCGACATGCCCGGTGAGTACGTGGCCGATGGTCGCGTCATCACGAATGAATACCTGCTGAGGGCGGAGACGTCGAAGTTTGGGGAAGTCACCTACGGCGACACGATGACCGTGGGAGCGAACAGCTATCAGGTGCGCGAGGCACCGCTGATGATTGATGATGGTGTGTTCTGCCTGATCCTGCTGACGAAGACTGTCGTGGCCGCTAACAACATCATCACCCTTTCTGGATTGCACATTACAACCTTGGCCGGTGATCCATTGGTGACGCTATGACGACGACGATCACAGGGCTACCGAATGCGACGACGCCACTGAGCGGCACGGAGCGCGTGCCGATGGATCAGGCGGGCGCAACGAAGGACGCGACGACACAGGACATCGCGAACCTGGCACCGGGCACGGATCTCACCTACACCGCCGCGACGCGGACGCTGGCCAGTAGCACCGGTGCGGATGTGGTGCTGCCAGTGGCGACGACCACGGACGCGGGCCTGGCGACGATCAGCAGCACCACCCCGGCAGCACTGGGCACCGCAGCGGTGGGCACCGGAACCACGCTGGCGCGGGCGGATCACGTTCACGGGATGCCGAGCGCGGCGGATGTGGGAGCAGATCCCGCAGGCACCGCATCGTCGGCGGTGGCATCGCACGTTGCAGGAGCCGACCCGCACACGCAGTATGCGCTGGAGTCCAGCCTGGGCACGCTGGCCACGCAGTCGGGCACGTTCTCTGGCACCAGCTCGGGCACGAACACGGGCGACGTCACCCTCGCCGCCAGCGTTGCCGACGTGCTCAATCTGTCGAACCAGGAGCTCCAGGCGGACGACCCCGGCGGGGATCGGCTGCTGTTTTGGGACGACTCAGAAGGGAAGTTGACCCATGCGACGTTGGGCCCTGGTATCACGCTCGTTGGCACCACGATTGCCAGCGAGTACGTGCTGGGGATCGCTTGCTCTGATGAGACTTCTGACCTCACCGATGGCACGGCGAAGGTCACGTTTCGGATGCCATTCGCGGCGACGCTGACGGCAGTGCGGGCGAACGTGAACAGGGCACCGACTGGCTCGACGCTGGTGGTGGATATGAACGAGGAAGGCACCACGGTGCTGAGCACAAAGCTGAGCATTGACGCGAGCGAGAAAACCAGCGTTACGGCAGCGGTGCCAGCGGTGATCAGTGATTCAGCGTTGGCTGATGATGCCGAAATCACGATCGACATTGATCAAGTGGGCGCCACGATCAAGGGCAGGGGCCTGAAGGTGTGGCTCTACCTGAGGAGGGTGTGATGCTGCTGATTAACTCCTACAGGTTTGGCGTTGCATACGACGCCGACGCGCAGACATATATTACTGCCGTTGAAACCGCTGATGGTGCGTCGTTAGAAACCGGCGTGAAAGACGCCATCAATGCGTTTGTGGTTGGCTGCAAGGCTGATGGTATCTGGAACGCCATCAAGGCAAGCTGCATCCTCTCCGGCGCCCGCACGTTGGCTGGCTCGCTGGTGCCGCTGGTGGGAACAGCGCCGACGAACTTTAACTTTGTCGCGGGGGATTACAACCGGAAGACGGGGCTTCTGGGGAATGGAAGCACGAAGTATCTCAACAGCAACCGGAATAACAATGCTGATCCGCAGAACAGCAACCACAACGCTGTTTATGCAACTCAAATTGGCAGCGCGGGTGCCTATATGGCGGTCAGAGGCGCCGCTGGTAGTGATACCGGGGTCAACGCCATGGGCATTGGCCCATTCTTCCGCAATCGAACTGCCACCGCCTCATCCCATACGTCTACAGCCACTGGGCTCCTTGCTCACGCTCGGTCCAGTAGCAGCAGTTACACTGTAAGGTTTGCGGGCTCAAATACAAGCGTAGCGAGCAACTCAGAAACACCGCTAGCCATAAATCTCTTTATTTTTGCGCGTAACACAAACGGCACACCCGAGTTCTACACCAACGCCCGCCTCGCCTTCTACTCCATCGGCGAATCCCTCAACCTCGCCCTGCTCGACGCACGGGTGACAGCCCTCGTCGCAGCGTTCGCCGCCGCCATCCCATGACCCGCGCCCTGTATCACATCGCCACCCAGCAGGTCCGGCCCTACCCCCGGCCCGATGATGCGCCTGTGCTGGGCCTCGACCGACAGGAATATCACGTACTGGCGGTGGTGCGCGAGCCGGCGCCAACAAGCCACGACCCCGCAGCGCACTACCCCGTGCCCGCTGCGCCGGTCGTCAGCATCACCGATCCCGACTCCGATGATCTCAACGGCACTGTGGTCTACGGCTGGCGCCTGGAGCCGCAGCCGCCCCCGCCACTGCCCCCGCCCGACTGGTTGACGTTCGCCGGCTGGCTGTTCAGCTACCCCCCGATGGCCACCGCCATGGCTGCCGCACGCTCCAGCACCA